ACGTCATAATAACGTACTTCTATATTTTGTAAGTTTGGAAAATCTAATGGACGTTCTTGAATTGGCTTTGTTGATGCTGAACTCATTGACGATACCTTAAATTTTTCTAACATTGTTTTTAAATGAGCTTCAAATCCTTCCGGCACTTCACCAGCAACTCCAATTTTAAATGGATAAGTTTTCTTTGACTCTGTTAATATTTCGCTAAAAGATTTCATTGCAAAAATTCCTATTATATGTTATTTATCTTTATCTAACCCTTTGAGCTTCTGCAAGAGCGAATTTCTGTCAGTAACTACATACCCTTCGCCATTAACCATATCTCCATCTGCTTTGGTATCTTCTTTGTCCTGCTTTTCTTTCTTTAATTGCAGTTCAATCATTTTAAGTTTTTTATCGATTTTTGTACTTTTTGCATCAAGGCTAGTTTTAAGCATAGTACCAGCAACTTCAAAAACTCTAGCAGTATATCTTGATTCTACGTTCATGCCCAAGTCTTTTAAATCTTCGAATGTTTCCATTGCCTTTGCTGCAATTTCGTCAAGCTCTTCATCAGCTTTTTCGCCAAGGCCGCCTACCGCCGGCAATGCAGTAGTAATCTTATCTAATTCAGCAAAGTCTCTATAAGCTTTTTGTTCTTGTTTAGTGACTTGCTTTTTATACTTCTTTTGTTCAGCTTCAAGCTCTTCCGCCTGTTCGATAGCTTTGCCGACTGCCGTTTTGTTTTCGGGTAAATTTAATAAATCCTCAAGTTTGCGGGTCATCTTTTCCTCCATCCAGCCACGTTTTCCGTCTATTAGTTTCCATGTCTTACCTTTATATGCTACTATTATTTACCTTCGGCCTTGATGATACATATCTTGTTCGGTTACAATACGAAATACAATTCCGTTTTGTTTACACCATGCACGAGCTGCTGCCCATTTTGCCTGATTGACTACCCAATGTGATTGATTGTATTTTGACTTGCCTAGGTTTTCTTTAACTGCTTGATTGCTTGGCTTAACTTCTATTAGTTCTACATGTTGTCTGCCATTACGATCATTATAAGCAATAAAAAAATCAGGTACATAAATTGTTTGCTTGCCTGATAAAGGATTTCTATATGGTATCTTAACAGCTTCACTTGCCCATTGTGTAATATGTGTATTCTCGTCACAGAATTTCATAAAATGAAATTCCCAACCTGATCTAAACGTAGGTTGTTTGCCGCCTATGTATTTTCCAGGATTTTTTAAATTATATTTTCCTTGGGCGAAACGCTTTTTCATTACACAATAATATTTCTCTGTTCAAACAAGTTTTCTCCTAGCATTACTCTATAACCAATTGCACTTGTTTTTGAACGATTTAAATTTAAGATTTGTGCTACAACGTAACTTAATTGTGTATTATCTAAACCTTTTAGAGTATCGATTAATTCAAAGACAGGCAGATTATCAGTTTTTGCCTGTCTTAGCAAAATTAATGCAGTATTAATTGCGGCTATTTCGCCGAAATTTCTTTTAAGAAAGTAGCCTATAACAGCATCAACTTCATTTACATTATAAGGTATTTGTTTTCTTGCTTCTCTATCAAAGAATTTAAGTTCGTCAAATGATTGATTTGCAAATTCGTTTAAACTTGATAACATTATCTCGGTCCTCGAGTTAGAACAGGCACTTCTAAGCCAGGCAAGTTACTAATTTGCTGTTGTGCCTGCTGTGCGGCTGTTTGTATTAGGCCAGGGCCGCCTTGACCTTGTCCATTATCTACAAACACTACATCATTCTCATAATTAAGCGAATTAGCATCGGGTTCGGTAATAGTAGGTTGTAATATCGTAGTGCCCATGCCCGTTAACGGTGAAGGTACAGTATCGTATCGTGTTTCAGGACTAGCAAAGCCTGCTGGATCTGCATTAATATCGATAAATCCATTATTATATAAAACTCCTTCGTAAATCATACTTAATGTGTTTTCCATTATCCCGGCGCCGTCGGCATAGTCTAGTGAATCATGTCCCCATGCAGTTAATAGTGGATTAATTAATGTATACGAAAACCATTCTTGTCTGCTTAATTGAAAAATCTTAATCCATCTAAAAAAGGGATCTCTTTTTTCGTTATCCATGCCATAACGGTACACAACATCTCTAAATTTGTCTCTTGCGTCAAATTGTACAGGATTGCCACTGCCATCATTTTTGCTATTATCTCTAAAATAATACAAATAATATTCGTGCAATAAAGATCTAGTTATACCAGTATTATCATCGTAATAACTAATTCTAACATCGTCATAATCTATTCGAGTTTGTATATTCTTTTTTCGATTATATTGTTGTACTGTCTCGACAGTTGCTCTATACTGTGGCAAATCAACTGTTTTTGCTAATACCGATATTTCTTTTTGAAAGTTTGACGAGTTAGGTGAGGCTTCCCTGGCTTCTTGAGTCAATTCAAATTGCATATGATAAAGGAATTTAACCTTAGGCGAGAATGCATGATTGCTCTCAGTAAATAACTGATGAGCGTGTCTGGCATCTCTTAGATGCAAATTTGGATCTCTTCTTGATAAGTTTAACGACATATATATATTTATCTATTAATATTATGTATGTAGATAATAGAACAGGGGCGAAAATGCCCCTGTTCTTGAATAGAATGCTAAAATTAAACAGTCTATTATTGCTGTCCGGTATTTGAGCCGCCTGTAGCTTGAGTGCCACCTGGTGCTTCTGCTGTAGCTCTTGGAGTAGTAACTCCAACACCACTGAAGTCGCCATCGCCGCCTTCACCAAACTGTATTGCGTTGTCATAACGAATATTTAGTGTAACTTGCATTGGATCATTTGTTGTATAATCTGCATTGTTATAGTTTACGCTTTCTAGATATGCTCCAACAATCTGGAATCTATCAATTACGTTTGCACCGTTGGCGCCATTGCCGCCGTCTAGTGTTTCAATACGCATTTGGAATTTATAAGTACCACCTGACACTGCGCTCGATTGCTCATAGAAGTCAAACTGTCTTTGTAGCTGCTCGCCAACAATCTTTTGAACATTGTTGTTTGCATCTTCACGTAGAGTAACTGTAAGTGGTTCCCAAGTATGCTTACCGGCAAGGTAGCTTCTTGAGTTATATGCATCTAGTGTGATTTGTTCGAATGTTAGGTTTGGTTTAGTAACATTCATGACTTGTCTTGTCATTTCTCTTGTATCACCTGTAGTTCCGAATCCTTCGAACAGTATTCTAAAACGATACTGTAGCTTAGGCATCAGTAGTGTACTGTTGCTGCCGCCTGCTTCCGTTGGAACCGAAATATTTGTTAATGATGTAATTGGCATTCTATTCTCCTAATACACAAGTATTTATCTTTATTGGGCCCTATATTTCAAGGGCCCAATTTAAAGATTATGCACCTAGTGCTGCTATCTCTCCAGTGTTCTTAATTCTTAATGGTATGTAGATGAACTCGATAGCTTTCACCGGTTCAATTGCAATATCCAAATACAACTCGTTTCTGTCAATCCTAGCAGGAGTATTATTTGACTCATCACAAACAACCAGGAAGTCGTATAGTGCGCGTAAGCCCACTAATTCTAAGCAGAATGCATCAGCTGCCGATTTGATTTGATCTCTAGTAATCTTATCATTTGGTTCAAATAGATACGGTCTTGCTAACTTCTCTAATTGTACTCTCATATATACAACCAGTCTTGCTACGTTGATTCTATCTAATGCACTTGCATTTCTTGCACGAGTCTTCTGTCCAAATACAACAAGCCCACTTCCATTTAGGAATGTAATTGGGTTAATGTTATTAAGATATAGTGTATCTCTTTGTCCAGTGTTTAGTGCAACCGATACAAATTCACCTTCGCTGTTAATATAACCGCTTGATGTTGCATTAGTTACACCGCCTCTTCTAGTGCCTGCTGGCGCAAACCATGGATAAGCAACTTGGTCATTTAATACCAATGTGCGTAGTGCCATATGACTTGGCGGAACAACTACGTTATTACCAGCATTGTCACTTGTAAAGCCCCATGGATAATACATACCTAGATACTCGTCGAAGCTTACTGCACCGTTGTCGTTATCTTCAACTGCTAGACGTGCGTTTGATGCCCACTCGTTTAGTGCTGTAGCATTAGGCGTTAGCCTAGCTGGTGTGTCGCCGACAACAAACGCTGTTAGACGTCTATCGTAGTTTAGTGTAACCATTTCGCCAATTAGTTCAGGATATCCTGGGCAAGCAATTAAGTTAAACTGACGAATCTCTTCATCTCTGATATCTTGGTTGCTGTTGACCAGCGCCTGTAACGCTTGTACAACTGTCTTACGCTGCGCATTACGTCCAAACGTACCTGAGCCGTCTTCATTGTTGCCTGACGCTGTAACCCAACGGTGTGGGTAGTAGTCAGCTTGTGATTGCGGATTACCGTTGCGATCATATTCGCTGTCTACATTAACATCGAACCGCTCGTTGTCTTCAGCTGTATTAATGTAGTTGCGTACAAAACGCTTGACATTAAACCCGCTTCTGCGTAGGTTCCAAAGTAGCATACCTTTTGGATATAGTGCTGGATCCGGGGCATCTGGATCTTTGTAATTGCTTACTAGAAGATCTGAAATTCCTGCCTTTTCGCTATCAGTGCCTGAATTTCCCCAGCGTACATCATCAAATAGTACACCGTTTTCGGTTGTCTGGTCTGATTTATCAATTGATATCCATCCAACGTTAGCTACATATTTGTAAAGCTGTGGATAATTATCAACATCTGCTGTATCTATCCAAAGGTCGCCTGTTACAAGATTAGAACCGACTGAATTTTCTGTTGGCTCTGCTGCTGCAACAATCGGTCCATTAATGTCCGTCGAGGATGTTCCATTACCGTGATCATAGTTTTGATAACCAACCCAATCAAACCCATCATGAATCAAGATGTCAACTTCGTCAACAATTGAATTGTACCATAATTCGCCGTCTGTTGTTAGCGCCGATGGCGCGTCTTCTGATGCAGTGTATGACAGAACTTTCCAATTGCTTGCTCTTAGGTCTAACGGAACCTCTGTTCCGTCGGTTCCGGGTGAGTAGTAAAGGTTAGCAGTAGTTGTTGAGTCTGTTTCATCAAATACTACAAATCCTGCTTCTGTTAGCGATCCATTAGTATCAATAATACGAATGTCGCCGCCAAGTTTGTGTGAAATTATAAGTCTGTTTTGGGCGTCTACACTTGCCTGGATATTAGTAAATCCGGCTGCACCAATTGCACTTGCTAGTGACGAAGCATCGTTTGACGAACCTGAAGCTGTAAATGTTACAGTTTTAGTGTTTGTAACCGTTGAATCGTTTATTAGTGTTTCTTCCATTATAAAGTCAACATCACTTGACGGAATAAATGTATCTGCTGTTATCTTACTGCTAACAATTTTAGTCGGTCCTGAAGTAACTCTGCGGTATAACTTAAAGTTGGCTAATCCCTCATTGTTAATGTCTGCTAGAACATATAGGTCGCCTACTTGTAAATTTGACCCGCCGCCAGCTCTGTCTAGGTTAAAGATTGCGTTCTCGGCTGTGTCATAAACCGGTGCTGCAATATTTTCCCATAGCTGAGTGTCGGTGTTCCATGATCTAACTCTAATGTTCGCGCCACCATTTGGAGTAGTAGTTTTAAACCATATAGATCCTGTTGGACGCGGAATAGCATCAAATGACTTCCATTCCGGAACTTGTGTGTGTGGTGTAATTTCTAGTGCAGGCGCGGCATATATTGCTGCTGTTAGACCTAGGTTCTCTATTGCCGATCCGCTAATTTCGACATCAACGCCAGTTGAAAAAATCTCTAGTGCATTGTCATTAAATGCAGCTGACACACCATCGATGCCTTCGCTGTTGATTGTGCTTGCTAGTGTAGGACCAGTGTCACTGACACCTGTTGTAATTGTAATTGTAATACCGTTAATAACAAGTTCTTCAGAGTCTGTAAATGATGGATTCGATGTACCTGTTACTACCGGCCAACTCGATATCCAGTCTTCTGAACCAACTTCGACCCATACTGCTGACTGATTCTTGTACCATGCTCTATTTGTAGTAGTTACTGAAACAACAGCATAATCGCCAATACTACCAATGCTTGCTCTCGGAGTATAGTTGTCGTTGCTAAAATCTTCAACTTCGTCTTGATCAGTGATTGAGATAACATCAAGTGCTGTAAATGTCTGACCACCAGAAATTGTTACAGGCGACGCATTCCATTCTAGTAAACCAAATTGTGTAATTTGTGTATCAAACCAATATGTACCATTTGTTGGCTCGCCGCCGGGTTCTTCTGCACTTGGCTCTAATTTGCCAAGATCTAAATCTGCTCTAACTACATACGCTCTGTTAGAAACACCTAACAATGAATACGCAGTTTGAAGACCGTACTCGTTTAATTCTGAGCCATGGATCATATTTCCGTTGCCGTCTGAATAAAATAGCGGATCTCCGAATGTTTCGCCTAGCTCTCTCTGACTGGTTAGTAGATAAGCTCTGCCAGCATTTGATGCTAGTGTCCCCTCTGCAATTCCAGTGCCACTGTTATTCGGTTTATTTTCCGCAGTAGCGACAAAGATCATAGGCACCGTTCCAGCGGACGCTGGTGTGTAAAAACTTTCGTCAATTACATTGACCTGTACACCTGGTGATACTAATGTCATCTCATCTTCTCCTTATGGATTGTCATATACAGTATTTATTAGATACCTTATAAATTACCTCGTTTAGACCGCAGAAAAAGGGGAAAAAGGTAAATATAATATTGCACAAAGGGGAAAAAGGTATGTTTGCTAATAACAAATACAATATGTTGTACGAAGACTTTATTAACAAGCGTAAAAATAGAAAACCGTTTAACGGAGATTTCTATGAAGAACACCATATTATACCTAAAAGTTTAGGAGGCGATAACAATCGTAATAATTTAGTTAAACTAACTCCTAGAGAACATTTCTTTGCACATTTATTATTAGCAAAAATTACTGAAGGCAGTGACCAAATACAAATGTCTCACGCTCTTAAATTTATGTCTGATGTCGATGGCACAAATAGAACATTAAATTCAAGACAATACGAAATAGCAAAACAAATTCGTTATAGTATATTAAAAAGTGCCGGAAAATCATACCAACACGAAAAGAATTTACAGAACAGTGTTATAACCGAATATACTGATATTAATAAGGTATTTGAACGAGGAACTTGTAAGCAATGCGGCGTAAGGCCGCGAGCAATAAATTACATAAGAAATAATAGAACATATTACCGAACACAGTGTGATACATGCATAGAAGGTAAAAACCAATTTAAAATTCCTGAATGGAAAATTAAAGGGTACGAGAAAAAGAATTTATGCGAAAATTGCGGATTTACTGCAAAATATACTGAACAATTAACTGTGACTAAAAAAGACAGATCATACAAAACAGTTTGTCTTAATTGTCAAATTGAATTAATGTTAGCATCTCAAATACCAAAGAAGGGATTGGTTGCGGACTTTTAATGACCAGTTTTTGACAAGTTCATTATTAATTGATCTACATTAAATTCTAGCTCTTCTAGTGTACCATTATTATCAATAGTAAAATCTGCCATCCATTGCTCAAGGTTCATGCTATCGCTCGATTCTAACGGCAAATGATCTGCGCGATCGACCCAAATTGCATAATCAAACACACTTGTATTTTTCATTGCAAAGAATTCTTTTTTATTTCTTAGTCCGCAATACACATCATTTGTTGTTAATATTGCTCTGCCTAATTTTGCTTGATCAGGACTATTAAATTCGCAAATTGCATCAAACCATTCTACTCTATGATTATGCCTGTCTGCATAACATTCCTCTTCAGACTGATACCCATACTTGTCTTTTAACATATCATACATGAATAATTTTGAACATAAACTACTACTGCTATCAAAACGATAGTTATATTTATCTCTTAAAAATTCACAAACTGTATCCTTGCCATGTCGACCGTGCCCAATGACTAGGAGTTTGAATTTCTTCATCTTAAACCTTTGTTGTTTCTGTTTATTATGTAGTCTATTCACGAGTTTGTCAACCTATTATCCAATTAAAAAGCCATAACCTGTGCCGCCTGATACAGCTAATGACACTTCTTGTTCAAGCTTTTCCATTTCAGCTTGAGCTTCGGCTTTTAATGTGTCACCGTTAAGTGTGCTGCCGCCCTGCGGCCCGGCGATGACCGAAAACTTGCTCCTAGCTTCGCCTAGCATGTATTTGCATGATGCTAGTGTATAATCTTTAAGCCATTGCTGTGACAAATAATCAGTTAGCAATTGTTCGTCTGGGCGATAGTTATACGCAAATAGTATTACTTCTTCGTTTGCTCTAGGACGTTGCAAGATGGTTAATTTTTTAGTATTTGAATTCCAAGTAAATTCTATAAATGCACCAAACATTCTAGCAACTAATTCTTGGTAACCCATAAACAATTCGTATGTTGCTAAACCACCCAAGTTTGATTGTTTAAGCAAATATGCATTTGTATAAGCTAAATTAAATGGTTCAAATGTCGAACCGCCGCTAGTCTGGCCTAACCCCCGGCGCGAAACTTTTCGTACTTCTATAATTTCTTTTGGAAGAATATATTCATTTTGATCCACTTCGAGTGTAAGAAACATATATGACTCTTCAACAGCATAATCAGAACGTTGTCTATATCTTGTTAATGCTTTTTTAAGTGCGATTTCGTAGTGAGCAGGATCCAGCTCTACATCTACCATGCCGCCGCCGAGCATATTGTAAACATAATCAAATATTTCCTGTTTAATTGTTGATAATTCAGACATTTTAGTATCTCCTACGGTATTTATCTGTTTTCTATAATATAGATATTTCTGTAGACAGTTAATTTAAGATTATTATTTTTAGATAAAAATTCATGCACCGCTGTTTCATTGCTAGTCGTCCCTAGGGCACAGGCGGAGCACCCGGGCGTTAACATTGTTATGTGGAATTAAATCAACTATTTCTGTAAAATAATTTAGACTGTTAGGTCGATTCCGTCCTAGTATTTCAGCTGGGTGTGTTATTTTAACCATTGTACTATATTTAGCAAGCATAAATATAAACAACTACAGGAGAAATAAAATTCCAAGGTTAAGCTTATACAAACCAGAACGTGGTAACGACTATGAATTCATCGATCGTCATATCGAAGAAATGTTTACTGTCGGCGGCACAGAAATTAACATTCACAAATACTTAGGTCCTAAGCCAACTTCGGATGAAAACTCTACCGCGGACCAGCCCCAATATAACGAAACCGATCATACAACAATACAAGATTTACTATTCTTAGAAAATAGAGACAGAAAATACGACCAGGACGTTTACAATCATAGAGCAATCTATAATGTACAAGACATTGATTTTGATCTAAGTCAGTTTGGGTTATTTCTAAGTAATGACATATTGTTTATGACGGTACACATTCGAGGTATTGTTAAAACTCTCGGACGTAAACCAATCTCAGGTGATGTAATTGAGTTGCCTCACTTAAAAGATGAATATTCATTAGAAGATGTATCAGTTGCACTAAAAAGATTTTATGTAATTGAAGATGTTACACGAGCAAGTGAAGGATTTTCGCCAACATGGTATCCACATTTGTGTAGATTGAAATTAAAACAAATTTATGACGGACAAGAATTTGCAGACATTTTAGATTTGCCAGCTGATGAATGTTCAGACGACAATA